TAGATAATTCAGCTTTATAGCCTCCTATTTTATCATTAATAGCTTGAGCTACTAAATTTGTAGGACTAATTGGGGAACCAACAGGTACACCTAATTGATTTTGGAGGGTACCAGTTAAAAATTCTAAATCTGTTAAAACCTTACTTAATAAATTTACTAAACCATCACCTAAAACCACGGGTTGAGCAGTTTCTATACCACCAAGATATAATTCAGGAGTTTGAATTACCATTTCTGAGCGAGCATCTATGTTAACTGATTCTTGAGAATTTAAATTAATGCTTTTTTGAGAAGATAACATTATATGGTCCTGGGTAGAATTAAATAATAGTCTTCCAGAATTTAATATTACTTGGGGTCCAGTATATTCTTTAGGTTCTGTAGGTTTATTATTACCGTAAGATAAATAATCATTTTGGGATGATACTTCAACAGGAATTTTTTGAGTTGAAGTAAAATATATAGAAGATAAATCTTTATTTATATCTTCCTCGGTTGTACTTTGAGCAGGGCCAGATAATTCAGGATTTTGACCGTTTCTAAAAATTAGGATTGGGTCACCTGCTTGACCTGTAGTTGACCAACTATTTAAATTAGGGAATGTAGAACCAAATCTAATACTTTGACCCCATCTCCCTTCATAAATTATATCACCTTCAAAAGGATATAAAGGATATATATTAGATTTTTCTTCAAAATAAGTCCCAGGTTTAAATTCATTAGTATCTTGTTCTCCAGATTTATTAGAAGAACCAGCTTCAACATCAGCTATACTTTTGTTTTGTGAATCAGGTTTTAGATTTTGAAATGGGTTTGGTGTTGGGTTAACATGAACGTTATTCCAAATATTTAAAGTACTTAAATAATAATACTTAATATTACCAGTATTAGAAGAATAATCTCCAGAGGGTGCTGTAAGTAAAAATACTACCTCGTTAACTAATGGATATGTTTTAATATTAGAGAATAAAGGGGTAGCTTGTAACTGGGTTTGGTTAGGGCGAGTAGCTAAAGGACTTAAAATTTCAGCAATAATTCCACCATTAGATAAAGATGTGGATTGATCTATAGAGATAACCCTAGCAGGAACAAATTGGGAAAATCCTTTTGATATTAAATCTCTTAAATCCCCAGTAGAAACGTTACCAGTACCAAACCACCCCATTACTTATCACCTTGTAATTTTTCCATTTCTTCTAGTAATTGAGCTTTTTCCTCATCACTAATACCTAAACCACCATCCTCATTAGCAGAATTAAGAGCACGTTGAACTAACGTAGCCATTTTAATTAGTGCATCATCGTTTTTAACACCAATCTCCATATATTCTTTAATGAGGGGTACAATTAGGGTAGCATCACCAATGTCGGAAACCATTGGTTTTAATTCGGAAATAAGCGCGGTTACTTGCGCTTCACGGCGTTTTTGGTTATTATAGATTTCTTCGAGTAAATCCGCGAATTTCTTTTTACCAAATATAGTTTTTTCGAATTGTTGACTCATATTTATATTATTTTATTGGTTATAAATATAAACTATTCAAATTCTACGTATCCGTTATCTAAATAAAATATGTAGTTACCTTTAAACACATCGTACAAACGATTAGCTATTTTAGTGATTTTAGGGGTTTTCACATCTACCATCTCACGAATATAGATGTATAGTGCTTTCTTATTAAAGATATCTATATCTGATCTTTTACGAAATAATTCTAAGATAGCATCAGCCACCTCAGCATCGTGTTTTTTGGGAAATAATTCAAATATATTTTCACTAACGTATTCTACAAATTGGTCTATATAATCTGATAAAGGGTCTTCATTAGGGTGATCTCCCATACTATATGAATGGTTATCATCTTTATATAGATCTTCAACTGGGGCTTTTTCTACTCGTTTTTTGTAGTTCTTTTGGTTTGATAAAATTAAATAACGTTTCGCTATAGTACCAAAATAAGAATAGGCTTTAGCTCCTTTTTCAGGATTAAATAAATGAATTTTAGATAGTAAAAAAACAATTACTTCATGTTGTAAATGTTCAATATCATCTACCTCAGTATAGTAAAATTTAAAGGTATGGATAATATTTTCCGTTAATTTAAAAAACGGATAATGAATGCGGGTGTCGTAAATTTTACTTCTTTCTTTAGGATCAGAAATGCTATTGTAAAGCACAATAGCATCCTCTGTGTCTTGAGTGAAATAATTTTTACTTTTGGGTCTTCTTTTTCGGGGCATAATCTACGGTAACTTCCTTTAATTGGAATTCATTTAAGATACCTTGTAACCCTTTAATTTGTTGAAAGAAAAAACCAACCTCATCATCAGATTTGAAAGTGCCTTTAGCATCAATCTGCTTGAGTTTTGTGTCCGAAACCTCTATTACTCGCGAAATTTTATCTAGGTAATTTAGATAACTTGCGAGGATATCTTCTTGTTTTTCAAATTTACGAAGAAGGTTAAAAGTTGTATACCCTAAGGCAACAACCAAAATTGATAAAATAACAATAGAAATGATCATAAATTATCTAATAAATTTTTTAAACCTTCACTTTTCATTGAACCTAAAGCTTTTTGTTGCTTACTAGCACTCTTAGGCTTGTCATTCAATGTAAAATTCTTTTTTTCAGCTGGCACGGGATTGTTTAATTTTCCTAACCATTCTCTTTCAAACTCAATACGTGCTGCCATCAAATCTGCCTGGTGGAGAATGAATGGGAGAGAGGTACGTGGTTTTTGTTCGGGTATATACGCTTTAAGATATTTCTCATTAGCGGCATCGTATAAACCATCGTGGGTTTGAATAGCTACCATCTCGTTAAAAGTATACCTAATACCATGAGATTGAAGCATGTATAATCCTCTATCTGGGACTGAGGCAAAAGGGACTTTAGTGTTGAATTTATAATCTTCACCTAGTTTATCTCTTCTCCATTTATCATCCTGGGGGATATATGAATCTTGTTCTTCGTCTCCCATTTTACCTAAATCATGGTTTATAGCAGAGAATACAAGTTCTTCAATAGTAAAAGTAGACATATCTGTTCCTTCTTCTTCCCATAGCTGAGATTGTTTAAGGGCACAACGTACTACACGATTTACATGCTCAATATATCCACCTGGGAAGGCATTATGGTATTCTTTTTTATGAGCAGCAGGCATTAACATTAAACGATCTTGATACTTGTTATAAAAATCAAGCATAGCCTGCTTTCTCTCTCCAGTAATATAGGAATGAATATACCCAGTAAATATATCCCACTCTTGTTGGATTTGTTCTGCTGTCAATTTCATATTATCTTCCGTAAACAGTTCCCATTCGCTCAACCATACTATTAAGATCACTTAATTCATCAGTAATAGATTCAAGAACATCATGGATATCTTGAACACTAGTACCTTGACGGGTAGTCATAACTCTAAGGGTTTTAACTTTGCCGTCAATACGACCTAGTTTTTGTTGGAACAATTCTTTGTTTTTCATAATATATAATTTATTGTTTTCGTCTCGGGAGACGTTACGAGACGTTTCATTCCCTCTCTCTCTCCCTCTCTTTCCTTTCCTCTGTACCTCAAAAATAATAAGAAAAATTTATGGGATCAAGTTATTTTTTAAAGAATCTTGAATTTTTTTGATATAGGCACATCTTTCATATTCTTCACGCTCCTCCCAAAATGAGATTGCCAAATCACATGCCGTTATAGTATATTGGTCTGAGAAAATTCTACATGCATCTTTACCTTGTTCTGAATTTAAATCGAAATCTTTAAGATAAGTCCAGGCTCTAGTATGAGTAACAAATTCACCTGCATCACTATCAAAATTAATTTTCTCAGCTAATTCAGGCATCATTTCTATAAATTTATCCATTTTACCCTCTATAGTTTTTTGATTCCAAATAATTTTTTTAAACATACCTAGTTTAAAAGTTTGTGTTTTTTGGAAATCCATAAAAGGATCCACTTCCGGTTCTGGAAGAGAGAATGCACTGAATAATCTATCAGGATCTATCATATCTCAGTCTCAATATCTATTTTTCCATTTTTCCATATGGTCATTTTGGTTTTATACCAATCATCGGAATATGTGAATTCAATTCTACCTTTTAGCAATTTTACTACATCTAACCCATATTCACTCATCCAATCATAAACTTCTTGTTTTGTTAAAGTTTTTTCTAAGTAATATAAATGGGCGATTGTAGCATACTCTTTAATTTGCTGTTGTGTTTTCACGGGTATAAATATATAAAATTTTTAAATCGCTACCTGCTGTAGTTGTATAATAGTATTGCATAATATCGCGTTAAATATGGAAATAAATGGGGAGTCTTCGACGGGTTATTTAATTAGTATTGGCGAGATTGTGTTCTCTTAATATCAAAATCAGAATAGATTTTACTTTCTAGTTTATCGACTCTAGAGTCGGTATGTCGAACTACTTTTCGTTCAACAATATCAATTCGAGAATATAATTCTTGTTGAATATTCCCAAGTTGTTTATAAATATCTTCAAATGTATGTGTTGAAGAAACTTCTAAGTTATCAATATCCTTTCTAAGGACTTTTACTGTCATATAATTCACCGATGCAATCGCAACCATCATAACAGCGATGACAGCAATTACACCTAAAATAAATGATGTTATTTCCATAATTTTTAAGTTTTATATGTCAAAGAACTCCCCTTTATTTAATAATATAAATACAAAAAGAGGAATAGCCAAGCTACTCCTCTATAAAATGAGGGCAGGTATTTGCAACTACCTACCCTCGTAAATACACACCTTGAGTGCCCTGAGTCAAGCTCGGAAGGGAGGTGTGTTATATTTGAGGGGCTTCACCTTTATAGCGCGCTTCCAGCATCAAGGTCCCTACCTAAGCAATCCGTCGATTGTAATCTTAGGGTTTTACGTTTTACTCCCCTCTTAGTAGCGGATGATGGATTCGAACCACCGACCTCAAGGTTATGAGCCTTGCGAGCTACCACTGCTCTAATCCGCGTTAATTTCTAATACTATAAATATACGAAAAATATTTTAATATTCCAAATGTTTTTTAATATTTTTTTCTAATCTAGTTTTTCAATTTCTTCTTCTAAGTCTCGAATAATTTTTTGTAGTTCTAGTGTTTCTTGTAGAACATCTCTCCTTTCAGGATTATCAGGGTGAAATTCCCAAAGAGCTTGAATACGTTCATACATAAAACTCAATTCATTGATTAAATCTGCTTTTTTATTGTCTCCTTGTTCCTGTGTAATATTCATAATTTTTAGTTTAAATGAATTTTATTTACATTTTCCATAAATTCGTTATATTCCGCGTTGAAATCTTCAAGCATATCACTCAGTGCCCTAGTATATCCTCGCATGTATACGCGCTCATCTTCCGTGTATTCTCGCGATTCCATTAGCATCTCTATGCGGTTATCTTCGAGTGTTTCCTGAAGTAGTTTTTTAAAATTAACCATTTTGCTCTTCTTTCTTTTTATCCATTCTATTTAGTGTCATGAAACCAAAACAAGTCCCAAACATAAAATATGGGAATAAACTATTAGTAAAAAATGATAAAATACCAAAACCAATACCTGTAATAAATAAAAACTCGTCTTTAAATCTGATTTTCATAACCTTTATTTCTTTAATACCTAAATATACGACTAAAGATACCGTTCTCCAAATTTTTCTATAGTTTTCTTTACTTCTTCTAAAGGTATCTGAAAGAATTCCCTATTATTATTTACACGGTAAGATTTTAATTTACGGTGTACTTGCTGTTCTAAATCAAAACCATTAAAACAATGGAATGCAAATTCAACTTTATAGGGTAAGGCCACACCTGTTGAAGAAGATATCTGTTGAGCCCTTTCTTCAGGATGATTTCTAGTATGCCCTATTTTTAACATATTAGGGAGGGTAGGATTAGATAAAACATAAACCCACGAATCATATTCCTCATCTCTATTAGCGTAAATATTTATTTTTCTTGGAGTATAATATGTAACAGTTTCCCATCCATCTTCTTTAGGTGTTAATGTAAAAAATTCTGCATTCTCAACCCCATCAGAAGAAAAATCATCTTGACAAGAAACATACTGTTTTGCTTCCTCTAATGTAATTCTAGTTAATCCCATAATTATTCAAATATTACTGAAATTTGTTGTTCCCTAACTTCTCTAAAACCAATATCATTGTTAAAGAGTACTTTCATAAAAATAGTAGCAGTATCTCCTACCATCTCATCATCTAAAAATATCTGTTTTCTAGGTTGATAAGTATGTTTACTATAAGTTCCTAAAATAGTAGGTGCATAAGGGCAATCCCAACAGAAAAATTTAGGAATTTGGTACCCCGCAATGTTAAGTGGTGAGTGGATATTGG